AGCTTATAGATTACAAGAGTGGTTAGAAAAAAATGCTCGTGGAGGTACTCGCTATATTGAAAGTATTTTATCACATTTTGGTGTTAAATCTTCTGATGCTCGTTTACAACGTCCTGAATATATTACAGGTGTTAAAACTCCAGTAGTTATTAGTGAAGTATTAAATACTTCCGGTACTTTAGATCAATTACCTCAAGGTAATATGGCTGGTCATGGTATTGCGGTTTCAAGTGGTCGTTCAGGTTCTTATTATTGTGAAGAACATGGATGGATTATTGGTATTATGTCTGTTATGCCTAAAACTGCTTATCAACAAGGTATACCTAGATATTTTACTAAATTTGATCCATTGGATTATTATTGGCCATCTTTTGCTAATATTGGTGAGCAAGAAGTAAAACTTAAAGAATTATATGCGTATACAGATGATAATGAAGACACTTTTGGTTATGTTCCTCGTTATGCTGAGTATAAATATATGCCTTCTCGTGTGGCTGGTGATTTTAGAACTAGCCTTGATTATTGGCATTTAGGACGGATATTTGATAATGCTCCAACGCTTTCTAAAGAGTTTGTAGAATGTACACCTGATGAAACTCAACGTATTTTTGCAGTTACTGATCCAGATGCTCAAAAATTATACTGCCACGTATTAAATAAGGTAAAAGCTGTGCGCCCTATGCCTAAATACGGTACACCGACTATTTAATGTCTACTCGATGTTTAACTCCGTTTCCAAAAAGGAATCAAATTACTGGCGAATGGATGGCGCTTCCATGTGGTAAATGTCCTAATTGTATGAAACGGAGAACATCGGGTTGGTCTTTTAGGTTGATTAAAGAGGGCGAAGTTTCTGAAACTGCTTTGTTTGTTACTTTAACTTATAATACTGAGTACGTACCTCTTACTAAGAATGGATATATGAGCCTTAATAAATGGCACATCCAAACTTTTATGAAACGTTTACGGAAAGATTCTGAAAGAAAACTTAAGTATTATGTTTGTGGCGAATATGGTGGTAAAAGAAATCGCCCTCATTATCATTTAATTATATTTAACGCTGATCCTGAAAAAGTTGAAAAAGCATGGTCATATTATAAAGCTGGTGGTGGGCGTAGCCCTCTTGGTTCTATATTTATCGGCGAAGTTAATGAAGCTTCTATAGGTTATACCTTAAAATATATGCAAAAGCAAGGAAAGATTCCTATGCATAAAAATGATGATAGGGTAAAAGAGTTTTCTTTAATGTCTAAGGGTTTAGGCCAAAATTATATTACTAATAATATGAAAAATTGGCATTATAATGATTTAACAAACAGAATGTTTGTTCCATTAAAAGATGGTAAAAAAATAGCTATGCCTAGATATTATAAAGATAAAATTTATAGTGAAACTCAAAAATTATCTATTAATCGACATTTTAAAAAGATTATGCCTGAAAAGTTTGAAGAAGAGTATCAAAATATGATTAAACAACACGGTGATTTACATGGTAAAATTTATTTTGAACAAATTGAACAATTATTTAGACGAATGTATAACGATTCCCAAATGGGAAGAGATAAATTAGAAAAGTTATGAAAATTAAAAATTCTTTAAATGCAAATGAATTTGCAAAAAATTATAAAAAATTTACGTTACCTAGTTTGACAGTACCTGATCAAACTATGAGTATTCGTACGATATTAGAAAGATATGCAAGGGGGCTCCCAGTGGGCGGTCGCCTTGATGAATATTATGACGAGGATAATGATTTACCAGATCCTCGTACTTTAGATTTAGCTGAACGCCAAGAATTGGCGGAGTTATATACTAACGAGATTAATGAAATTAAATCTCGAAAAAAAGTTATCAACAATGTGGATAACTCTGTGGAAAACTCGGAACGAGTTGAAAAAACCGACGAGACGGAATCGTAAGGGCTTTGCCCTGGATTCTGTCCGTCAAAAGCCCCGATTAGGGGCGAAATGCACTAATGTATCTTGATATATTAGTGCTAATTGACACTAATTTAAAAAAAAGTGTTACATTTGAGTACAGAACAAAACGTAGTGGCGTGAAAAACGAAAAAAAAACACTACTTTTAAATGTCAATTAAAAATAAAAAAAAACTAAGATATGCCTGCATTCTTAATCCCTGCTGCGGCTGGTGCCGCAAAAGTTGCTACTGCAACTAAACTAGCACCTTATATACCATCTATTATTAGTGGTGGTGCTTCACTTATTGGAAGCGGTATAAATGCCGGTTCTCAAATGTCTACTAATTCATCTCAATTAAGTTATTCTAAAGAGATGTATGAAAAGCAAAGAGCTGATGCTCTTGCTGATTGGAATATGCAAAATGAATTTAATAGTCCTAAACAACAAATGATACGCTTTAAAGAAGCGGGTCTTAATCCTAATCTTATTTATGGTCAAATGTCTAATAGTCCTGTTGTTCGTACTTCCAGTCCTCAATCGTATAATCCTACTGCTCCTCAAGTTGATCTCGGTAGTAGCGCTAATATGGCTATTGGGCAATATTATGATACTCAACTTAAATCTGCTCAAATCGATTTAGTAAAAGCTCAAGCTGATGCTACTTTACAAGAAGCATTAATAAAAGTCGCTACAAATGACAAACTTAGACAAGAGTTACCATTTGTAACTCAAAATGCTGATGCAGCTTTGAGTTCTCAATTATTAAAAAATCAAGCTCAAGATTATACTAATAGAAATTTATTACCACAAGAATTTCAAAAAAATGATGCTCAAATTAGAAATATTTTAGCATCAACTACGTTAACTAACGAGCAAAAATTAAAGGTAACAGAGGAAATAAAAAATGTAATTAAAACAGGAGATTTATTAGATTTTGAAAAAAAATTAAAAGAATTTCAAGTTGATAATCAACAAATCATGATGATATCAGGATTACTTGGTAAATTCTTAGGTTTAATACCTGGTATTGGAGGCTTATTTAAAAGATAATAATGGAAAAATTTATAGAGTTTATTCAAGAGTCTATTAAAACCATAGAAAATATGGAATTAGAAGACCAACAAAAATCACTGGTTGCATCCAGATTGGATAGTATTTGTGGATTACTTCAAATAACAATGTTTCATCTTAAACAAAACGAAAATGAGAAATCGTAGAGGTTACAAAGGACGTAAGTCCTACGGTCGTAAAGGTTACGGCAAGAGAAGTAAAGTTTCAAGAACTTATTACATGTCACGCGGTGGAATCCGTTTATAATTATGGCAAAGAATATTTTTAATTCAATTCAGTTAAAGAAACCTAAGAAAAATTTCTTTGACCTTACCCATGATGTTAAACTGTCAGCTAATATGGGTGAACTTACTCCAATTATGGCTTTGGAGTGTGTGCCTGGTGATAAATTTGATATTGGATGTGAATCTATTATTCGATTTGCTCCTATGACTGCACCAGTTATGCATCGTATGGATGTTACAATGCATTATTTCTTTGTACCTAATCGTATTTTATGGGACAATTGGGTAGATTTTATTACTAATAATAGTCCTGCTGGATCAGGGCCTGAGTACGTTGCCCCATATTTTAATGTTACTAATGCTTGGACTAATGGATCTGTTCCAACGCTTGCACCTTCTGTAAGAATGTTGGATTATATGGGAGTAACACCTCCTCCTGGTGTTGCTTCTCCTTCTGTTGGTATTTCAAAAGTATCTGCTTTACCTTTTGCTGCTTATCAAGCTATTTATAACGAGTATTATAGAGATCAAAATTTAATTGATCCTATTGATTATAAATTAATTGATGGTAATAACCAAACTTCATTAGATCGTTTGATTGAAATTACTACTATTAGAAATCGTGCGTGGGAGCATGATTATTTTACTAGTTCTTTACCTTTTGCTCAAAAAGGTCAAGCAGTTGATATTCCATTAGGAGCAGTAAATGGTGACGCTCCTGTTTATGGTAACGTTACTTCTGGTGGCTCATCTATTTCATTTACTTCTAGTCCATCAGTTACTTTAGCAAATGATGAAAGACCTGATATTGATTCTCAATTATGGGCTAGAGCTGATGGTTTACAAGTTGAGCCTACAACTATTAATGATTTACGTCGAGCTTATAGATTACAAGAGTGGTTAGAAAAAAATGCTCGTGGAGGTACTCGCTATATTGAAAGTATTTTATCACATTTTGGTGTAAAATCTTCCGATGCTCGTTTACAACGTCCTGAATATATTACAGGTGTTAAAACTCCAGTAGTTATTAGTGAAGTATTAAATACTTCCGGTACTTTAGATCAATTACCTCAAGGTAATATGGCTGGTCATGGTATTG